TGCCGACTGCGCATTCACACCAACAGATTCTACGGTTTCTGCATTGACAGTTGACGTATGTCCTTTGTCTATTCAGACTTCAGTTTGTCAGTACCAGTTGGAGCAGTCTTGGTTGGCTGACCAAATGGCTAAAGGGTCTAACTCAGACTTCACAGTAGCTTCGTTTATGTCTTACTTTTGGGAGCAAATGGCTTCTAAGGCACACGAAGAACTTGCTTTGATTATGTGGCAAGGTGACACAGGTGGTGCTGGAGTTCTTGCTCGTTGTGATGGATGGTTGAAGAGACTATGTGGTCTTAGCCCTATACGAGTAAGTTCAACTACCGTGACCGTTGCTAATGTTATTGACGAGATTGGCTCCGTGATTGAAGCAGCCCCGTCTGAGATTATGGCTAATCCTTCAAAGTTGAAGTTGTTTGTTTCTCAGAACGTAGCTACATCTTATAGAATTGCTACTGCGTCTGCTAACACTATCAACTACACTACAGAGGCTTTGGGTCTTCGTTTCTTGGATATCGAAATCGTACCTCAGTATGGTCTACCTGCTGACACTATCATCCTTACAGACCCTAACAACTTTATCTACGCATTGGATGCTGAAGGTGACGTAGATTCTTTACAGGTTGTTGACTTCTCTAAGACTACACTTGATCGTACGATTGGTGCAAGAGCTGACTTCAAAGTTGGTTTCTATGTAACTAACGATACTCAGGTAGTTCTTTATGGAGACTGCGTAGCATCTTAATTAATTTATTAATAACGGGAGGGGCAACCCTCCCACTTTAAAACCCTTGTTCAAATGGCTTGTAGTACAATTACAACTATAACAAAAGGCTGCGACAACAACATCGGAGGCATCGTGAGCATTTTAATAAATGACCAAGATAACCTCGGTACGTTGGTTATAAACACAACGACTTGGACTGTAACAGACTTCGGTACATTGTTAGATGAGTTCGTAGCTTTTGAGTTCAGAAGAAACACGGGTAACTTTACAGAAGAGGCTTCTATAGACTTAGTAAATGGTTCATCGTTCATTACGGGAACTGTTAACCTAATGTTCCATAGAAGAGAGGCGGCAAAGTCTAAGTCAATTAAAATTCTTGGCGAAGGTCAAAGAGATTTGGCTTTAGTTGTCGGAGATGCAAACGGCAAGTACTGGTATTTTCCAAACGCTCAGTTAACTGCAACCGCTGAAGGTTCAGGAACTGCAAAGGCTGATGGTTCAAAGTACAGCGTTACTTTTGTAGCGGAATACGAGAACCTTGCATACGAAGTAGATTCGTCTATCATTGCTGGTCTTACTACTCCTATTTCTTAATAGTTACTTAGGTGTTATAAATTAGCCTCCCATATCGGGGGGCTTTTTTATTTTGTAAACAAAACCGTGTTCTTAATACAAATATAATGTATGATATATCTAACTAAAGATACAGCAAACACTTTCGTTCTAACATTAACGGAGTCAGCGACAATAGCTGCACCCGCTTATCTATTCAAGTTTACTTGGGAATTAGACGAAACGATTGACCCTATCTATTGGGTAGGTACGGACACTTCACCTTATACTGAAAGATACAACCTGTTTAATATAACGGAAGGTGTAGACGAGACGTTTAGGATAGGACAATATAAATACGAAGTTTACGAATCAGAAGACCCTGCACCTGTTGACGAAACAGGACTAAACAAAATCGAAGAAGGACGTATGGTAGTAGACGGAACAGGAACAACAATTTACGATTAATGGGATTATTTGGAAAGTTTAAAAAAGAAGAAAGCATTCAAGTAGTGGAGACGGGATACCAGTCTTTCAGTACTCCGTTTCTTACAATACCAAAGGGAAACTTATCGCTACCTTATATTGATTCACGCTACCAGGCGAGGGGATATGTGCCGTTCGGTCAGGATAACCTTTACCCACAGCATTTAAATCAAATGTTCTACACTTCGCCTTTGCATAGTGCGATAGTAGAATTTAAAACTAATGCTATTTGTGGTGGTGGTTATGAGTTACTTGATGAAAACTTAACGGCTAAAGAAAAGGTAGACCTATTCGCATTTGAACGCAAAGCAAAGTTTAGAAAGATTCTTAAGCCAACCTTATTAGACTTAATCGTACACGGTAGAGTTTACTTTATCTTACGACTTAAAAACGGAAACCTTATCGACATTAAGCGTGTAGGTGCTGAGAAAGTCCGTAAAGACCAAAATTGCGTTAAGTATTCTGTTAACAATGACTGGCAATATAACAACGAAATTAAAGTCTACGCTGAGTATCATCCTGAATGTAAAGACGGAGAATTTATCTACGTTTACGAAACCACTTCTTTAGGTCAAGACATCTACCCTTTACCATCTTACACCTCCGCTTTAAACTGGATTTACTTAGATGGTGAAATGTCTTACTTGCATAAGTCGAATATTCAAAACTCCGTCTTTCCGTCGTTTGCTTTAATGTTCCCTAAGAAACCACAATCGAAGGAAGAACAGCAAATGATTAAGGACACTATCGAAAAGATGAAAGGTGCGGCTAATGCTGGTAAGGCTGTAGCGTTTTTCGCTAACAACAAAGAGCAACTACCTGAACTTGTAACCGTACCGACTAACTCTAACGACCAACTATTTATACAAACAGACGGAAGGATTGACGAAAAGATTTGCCAGGCTCACCAAATCGACCCGTTAATTATGGGTATCCGTGTAAGTGGTAAACTCGGTAGCGGTATGGAGTTGGAGCAATCTTATATGACATTTGAAAAAAATACTATTATTCCTTTGCGTGAAGAGTTAGAAGAAATCTTTAACGACCTGTTAACTATTGGAAAAGTAAACGCTCAATTTACTTGTGTAGAATATAGGATTATAGGTGAAAATATCGTTGAAACAACGCAAACACAAAAAGACGAAGAATGATTTACTTTATAACAGAGAGTTATCTCAAGACGAACACACCTATCACGAAGAACGTTGATAGCACTGACGTTGCTCCTTATATTCGTCCTGCGGCAGATATGCGTTTACAAGCTATCTTAGGAAGTTATTTCTACGAATACCTTTTAACTAAATACAACGCACAAACTTTAACAGCAGACGAAGAAACGTTAGTAGAAAAGATTCAACCTTGCGTAGCGTGGAGAGCGGCAGAGAATGCAGCTTTCGGATTGTCTTATCAGTTAAAGAACAAAGGTGTTCAACAACAATTCGGTGATTACTCAAGTAACGTTACTCAAAGCGAAATTGCTTTTGTTATGGAACACTACGGACAGATGGCAGCATTTTTTGAAAAGCGTTTGATTAGCTACCTTTTAGAATACAAAGACCTTTACGCTGAGTTCACTTCTGACGAAAACAAGGACTCCGATATTAAACCCGTAGACGATTGCACTGACGATGACTACGATAACACAATGATGGTTATATAATGGCTACGACTACACCAGTAGAAATACCTATAAGTATTCGAGGTCTCAAGCAGGTCAAGAAAGAACTTAAGGAAATGAAGTCGCAACTTGCGACGGCTACAGACCCAGCTGAAATAGAGCGATTATCTGAAGCGGTTACAGACTTAAATAAAGAGTTTGTTTACGCTAATCAGCAGATGGAAGTTATGGGAACAACCGACCCTTTTAAACAGGGTAAAATGTCTATTGCATTAATGTCTGAGCAATTAATGAACTTAGACTTTAAAGGTGCTACTAATAGTGCTAACTTATTTGCGACTTCTATCCAAAATATGGATAAGAAGGACATAAGTAAGACGATTGGTAAGTATACCACAGCGGTCTTTAAGCTTGGCGGTGCTTTCGTAAAAGTTGGTATGGCGTTACTTGCTAACCCTATCTTCTTAATTGCTGCTGTTATTGCAACAGTAGTCACGGCTGTTGTTCTACTTATGAGTAAATTCGGACTTCTTAAACCTATTTTAAAAGCTGTCGGTAAGGTGTTTGAATTTATTAAGCACGTTATCCACGCAGTAGTGCAAGCTATAAAAGACTTCTTAGACTATATGGGTTTAACTTCATTCGCACAAGAAGACGCTGCAAAAAGACAAGTAGCCGCATTAGAAAAGGTTGACGCAGCACGAGAGAAACAAATAAATAAAGTCACCGAGCAATACGACTTACAGATAAGACTTGCACAAATAGAAGGCAAAAGCACGTTTGATTTAGAACGTAAAAAGCAAAAATACATATTAGAAACTGCGAAGCAACGTTACCACGCAACTATTGAACAGCTTAAGCTTATGGCTTTAACTGGCGAGGCTGACGAAGAAGAAATAAAGCGACTACGTGAAAAAGCAGCAGAACTTAAAAAGACCGCTCAAAATGCAAGAAATGAACTTAAAGTAATAGACGCACAAGAAAAAGCGGACAACAAAAAGAAGAACGAAGAACTTGAAAAGCAAGACAAAGAAAGTTACAAAAAGCGAATAGAAGACGCTAAGGCTTACGCTGCTGAAAGGTTAGCTATTCAAAGACAAATTAGAGACTTAGAAATTTCTTTACTTGGCGAGGGCGAAATTGCTGAAAGTATAGCACTATCAGAAAAATACTTTAGGTTGCAACAAGACATAGCGAAAAACGAAAAGCTAACAAGTAACGAAAGAAAAAGACTACTTGAACTATACGCACAAGAAGAAGCACAAGCCATAACAGAAATACGAGAAAAGTATAAAGTAGTAGAAGAAGAACAAGGTCTGTTACCACCACCTGAAGATTTTCAGAGTGAGGTAGATACTTTAGTGCCTATTGCTGAAGAAGCGTTTAGCAATATGGATAAATTACGAATGGCATTTGCT